AATGCCCGTACATCCCAAGGAGTTACGTGGTCGCCATGTTGCCACCTGTAGGTTGAGAAATCCCTACAGGTGGCATTGGCATGTTTTCGCAAAGTAGGAGCATGAAATGAAGGTAGGTGGTAGTATGAGCGACCATAGACGTTGTACGAGCGAGGCATGCCGCTGCACTGCAAACCGCCGTGCATTTTCTATGGATATGCCTATTGCAAACATTCTACATAGTCCAAGAAAAGACTGGAATACTTTGACGAAGAGTAAGATCAAAGTAGCTAGATCTATTGAAGTTGATTGGGCTGAGTTTGGACAGAGTGACTTTTTGTTCAGTCACGCTTCAATTGTTGCCAGCGTTAAAGCTTCCGACAATGGCTATTATATAGAATCACCAAGCGATGAGTTGGTGAACAATAATGGTAACGCCTGGACAAACGAAGTGTTGCTCGCAGTCTTTAGATCATTTATTGGCGCTGAGAATTACTATGAGCACGTACAGGTCCCAGAACTATCGAAGGGAAAAATCCTTGACGCTGTCGTTCGTCCAGTTCAGTACACAGGAAAGAACGGTAAAGAGACAGGCATTTATTACGTTGATATCCTCGTTGCTACAAATAGGAAACACGATCAATTAGTCAATAGAATAGAAGCTGGAGAGCTCACGACTATGTCGATGGGCTGCATTGCAAATGTTACGACCTGCTCAAGATGCGGGCACGAGTCATCTGGAGATGGTGAAAGCTGTGATCATGTCAAGAATGAAATATTACAGTACTTCAAAGATGAAGATGGGAATGATAGAATTACGGCAGAGCTCTGCGGCCGAAGCTACGTTGATGATAGCGGTAATAGAGTTGGAGACCCAGAGTCAATTAAGTTCATTGAGGCTAGCTGGGTAGAGAATCCGGCTTTCAGTGGAGCGGTTCTGAATCATTACATCAGCGAAGTTCCAAAGAACGCCGCCAAACTTCTCAATATGCCTACTCTGAAACTTGAAGAACTTACCCAAGATATGTTCAAACTAAGAGTTGCTGATAAGGATGGCATGATCGCCCTCAGAGTGGCTCTGGATGAAATCAAGCGTCGTAAACAGGAATCGATAGTTGATAGAGTCGGAAAACATTTTCAAAAAAAAGAAGCTGCTTCGATGACGAAACATATCAGGGCACTTCAAAAGTTGTTTCCCAAGTCGATGGTCAGAGATAGCAAAGATTTCCATGGCAGATCAGGTGGTATTTGGACGAGCTTTGGCGAGGATGGCATTGCCGACTACTCTCGAGCAGGCTGGGACGATGAGTTAGACCCGAAGCTTCAGAAGTACTTGGATAAGAATAAACTTTTTGCAGAGTGGTACGACTCCGGTACATTGATGATTTGGCCTATATGAAGCCACTAAGACGACGACCTGATTATAATGATCCTGATAGCGGTAGTATTGGCTCGAGACTCGAACGAATACACCGAAAAAAACGGAAGGAGGATTTGAACTATAAAGCTTTTAAAGAGCAAACCAAACAATTTCGTAATAGCTTGCGGGCTATTGGGAAAATTATAAAACGTAACTTAACCCCTAAGAGAGGAAAAATGAACAATCAAGAACTATCCAGACAACTCGTAGCAATGGCTAAAGAGCTGATTTCAGAAGATGAGGAAGGTGAGGGCCGGAGAGTGTCTAGCAGACGTCGTCTTGCCAGAAAACTGGATTTGGACCCAAACTGGAAGTCCGATGATCCTGACCTTACGGCCGAGGAACAGGCGCAGGAAATTATGGATGTTCACGCAGATGTGAGTTCTGACCTCCAAGGGGGTGCCTACAGTTTTCAGGAAGCTCTGTTAGACATTATCGCCGAGCTCAAGGGAGTTCTTTCGAAGGAGTCGATTAGTGCTCTGAAACAACAATACAAAGCATTTCGTAAAGTCACTGGTGAAACGGCGAAAATCTTAAACCAGCCAAAAAATCTTGGAGTTTGAGCATTAGCAGTAAAACATGCATAATTCTTTTATATTTTTTTATATAGCATAGAGATGTGCTACGCCGAAACTAAAATTTTTTTGCATAATTCGCAGAAAATAATCTAAAAGGAGTTCAAAAAATGGACAAAACTCTAGTAGAAGAGATTCGAGAACTTGAAGCAAAAATTGCCGGAGATGATGGTGATGCGCTGACCGCTAAGATTACAGATCTCGAAGAAAGACTCGTCAAATATAAGGAAGCAGGTCAGAACTCTATGTGTGATGATAACGTTACCGCTGAATTTGATGAGTTTGATGAGCTTGAGGACGATGATGAGCTTATTGACTTCATGGGCGACGATGACGATGATGACGAAGATGACGACGAATTCATTGCACTCGACGATAATGACGATGGCGACGAAATGATGAGTTACATGCAGAACATCGATGACAAGATGAGTATGATGATGAGATATATGCGCCGTGGGAGCAGACATAGTAATAAAGGTAGTAAAGAAGCAAGAGAAACCATCACTGAAGAGGAAATTTCTTCTGACGACAGTGATGAATATCAAAGCAGGATGGTGGAAGCATCTTCTCGCCTTGATCGCGTAGCGGCATATCTTGAAGAAAGTGGTCACGATAAACTCGCCTTCAAGATTGATACATTAACAGATGCTATCGATGAAAATCGTAAAATTCTCAGCAACTAAAGGAGGATAAGTAATGTCAAGAGTAAGACTAACAGATCGACGTTCGGCGGCTGATGCCGGTACTCCATATCCTGGAACTGTAAACCAGCCGAGCCGTACTTTTACGGAAAAAGGTAAATACGATAACTGGAGTGAAGTTAAAGATCACCCTCTTCAGAATCCGGAGCATGGTTGGAATTCCGATTCGCGAGATGACATCGGCTTCGGCACTCCAGAAGCAAATGCACCAACTGTTGCCAGCATTCGTGCTGCAGCCTCTAAGGCTGTTAAGTTGGCAGTTCTTTTGCTCGGCGATAAAGTTTCTGAGGATGTTATCGAAGAGCAGGCGAGAGATTTTATGAATCTTGGACCTGAGCTTTTGGAAGGCTCCTTGAAGCGCTTCTCCGAAACCGAAGATATATATGCCACGGAAGACAAGAAAGAAGACAAGAAAGAAGACGAGAAAGAAGATAAGAAAGAAGACGTGAAAGAAGATAAGAAAGAAGACGTGAAAGAAGATAAGGATGAAAAGGAAAAAAAGAGTAGCGCTGCAGAACTTGACATTGAGTTGGGAACTTCAGTAACGGATGAAATCGATAATGATCTCGATACGCAGGCACTACTTGCACAGCTTTATGGCGAAAGCCAGGAAGCGGAAGATTCGGTCAAACAGACCAAAGAAGCTTCCAGCAAGAAGGAAGGGGTCAAATCTCTTGGAGGTCAGCCAACGAAGGTAGCTTCGAGCGATGGCCAAAATGAGGTTGCTAAACTATGGGCAGATGCTCCTGACGTGAGCGATGTGTTCAACTAAACAGAGGAGGTAGAACGAAATGGCACTTACCATACTAATTCGTGGTCACATGAGCTCAGTATCGGTTCTTTCCGATACTGGCTTCACTAAGGCCAATAACGGGGTTAACACTAATACGACATTGAGCGTAAATACCCCGCTAGGCGTACTCGGCGGTTCTGTTGCAGGTATAAGTGCGGGTGCAGACTATACAGTCTACCCGTGCAGCAGCACAATCATGCCGGTAGGCTTATTCGTTAACGATGCTGCAGGTGCAGCTTTTGAAAACAGTCCGGCTGTCGCTTCTGGCAAGGTCGCTGTTTGCAAGGGTCAACCCAGCGTTGAAGTTGACGTTTATGAAACTCGTAATGCGGCAGACTCTGCAGATCTTACCTACGCAGTAGGCGAAGAGCTGTACAGTTCGGCACAAGGCTTGTTGACCAATGAGGTTTCGACCGATCAGACGATTGTTGGTGTTATCACCAAGAACACGTCCACGGCGAGTCCGACCATTGGTCTTGACATGCGCATTTAATCATTAATCAAAAATATCAGTTATCTGAGAGGAGGCAAAAATGCCTGTAGATGCTCAAACTAAGAGTGAAATAATCTCTAAATTCATCAAGACTGCCGCTGGTCGGCAGCGTCTTGCAGCGAGCATGATTCAGCCTCTTAGACGGCGTCGGGACTACACTTCCGTAGGACGTAAAGCGTTCTTCGTGGAACAGTTGCCTGATGGTGCACTGCCTATCTATGATAAAGATCCGAACGTCACGGCATTTGTCGTTGGCGAAGAAGGTGAAAATATCGTAGCGGTAGCAAAGCCAAAGCGCGTATTGTTTCCGTTGTTCGAAATTGCGTCTAATCCGGAAATTCAGCTCACAGAGATCAAGCAACGTCGCTTTGACCTCATTGAGCGTTCGGTAGACCTGGCAAAGTCTGAGATTCAGGCTGAGGAAGATCGTAAGGTATTCGCAGTGATGGACGCTCTTGCAGCGGACGCCACTAATCCGAATCCTGCACTTGCCGTAACCGGCAACTTAACTGCCAATGCTTTGGCCGATGCGTTCGCTAATGTCGAACGTACCGACCTTCGTGTTGCCACTGTGTTTATGAATGCTAAGGACTATGCGGACTTGCGTAAGTTTGACCGCGACACCCTTGACATCGAGACGCAGGCAGTGTTGCTGAAGACCGGTCTGATGGCTACCCTTTGGGGCGCCAAGCTCGTTGTTTCTCGTATCGTGACGGAAGGAACGGTATATGTTTGTGGTGAGCCAGAATTCTTTGGCCGTATTCCCGTACGGACAGAGCTGACTGTGCTTAGCGCGGATGATCCGAAAAACCGTCTTATTGGTTTTAGCATCTTTGAGCAAATCGGAATTGGTGCCTACAATCCGTTTGCGTTACAGGTGCTTAACATTACAAGGGTCTAATCCCAAGTAATTGAGCCAATCATCACGTCAGGATTATAGGGGCCCTTGGAGAAATCTAAGGGCCCCTTTTTTTGACATATTAACAAAGGAGAAAGACATGGCAACGAAGAAAAAGACAACGACAACGACGAAGACTCCAAAGAAGGCAGTAGCAAAAAAGGCCGCTGAAACTTGTAGTTCATGCTCATGCTCAGAAAGAATGGCGGAAATAGAAGCACAGGTAACCACTGCAATCAGACGTATTAAT